AAGCTAAAACTTGCTACTGGTGTTTGGTCTGGTAAGAAACGCACTTCTGCATCTCTACCTACGTTACCGATTGCTGATAAGTTATTCATTATTGCTCCTAAAAATTATATTCTAAATCGTTTGGTACTGCTAAGTTAATCCAACCATCAAACTCCACTGGCAGCATATCAATTCTAATTGCCATGCCACCTGTTCTAGTCTCTACAGTCTCGCCAATTTTAATCCAACGATTCTTCATTTTACCACTGCCGTCCCTGTATTGACCATTCTTTGCAACTAGATTCAAGTGTTCGTATTGCATCATTATTCCTTAATAACAAAAAGTTCCTGTTGGTGTAGTCACACATTTAAGAACTCTACCATCTGGCATCTTGACTGGCTCAAAAATATCTGTGCCGTTCATCAATGTTAATGCAAGTATCAGAGCCATCATTTTTCGCCACGCAATCTAGCAATTACTTGCTCCACTTCTTGGTCAAACTCAATGACCTTTACCTCTAGCTCTGCAATGTAGGCATCATCACGTTCATAACGCTTGATGAATAACTGCATGTCCTTTGGCAATTCTGGACAGAATGAGATGAAGTCTACCCATTTGCTGTGTGTGCAAGCCATCTGCCATGCCATTTGCGGCATATATTTTGTTGGTACCTTATCGTCTAACAAATACTTAATATGCGTCTTAGCCATTGGGCATTTAATTTCGATAAGCCCTTCACCAATAATTCCATCAGGACTAGCCCCTGCATTCTTGATGGTAGGATGGTCAATGAATGGCACTTGCTTAACAAACTCGTTACGTTCTACCTCATACCATGCTCTAGCAAATGGCTCTAGTTCTGTACCACGTTCCATGTGTGCATTGGTATAGCTTTCTGTAGGCTTGCCTGTCAATCGTTCGCATACTAACTCAATGCGATAGTCTGCTCTGCTTGCTGCTTCACCAGTCTTGATTTGTGCCATCACATCTGCAATGCGTGATGCTGTAATCTTGCCTAGTCGCATCTGCAACCATGCTTCACTTCCCTGTTCAATCGTTTCCATTATTGTATCCTCGGCATTGGTTTACTTAATAAATACTTGTGTCCTAGTTGTTGCTTTAGTAACTCCACCTGCTCATTACGTTTTGCAATAGCTTCTGCTGGTGGTGGAGATAGTTTACGAAAGTCTACGATTTGCTCAGACATGTTATTAACCCTCAAATAATGAAGCAATCTCTTTAGCTCTAGCAATCACTAAGGCTTCCGCTTTCTTGTCGCCTTGACAATCAGCCATTGCCTTCTTGTATGCCACCTTGAGTGCATCTTTATCTGCTGCCTTCCCCATCTCAAGCAAGATACTATCTGCATCTACATCAACAGATGGCAAGTCCTCTCCTGCATAGATGTATAAGCCAATACCAAAGCAAGCAATACACTTAGCTAGGCAACGCATTGTTGCATCACTAATCTTGCGAGCATCAGGGTTGGCAATAGCATTATTGCGGTTATCCATCACTGGCAATTGCATCTTCATTGTCTTGCCTAGTGCTGTCACGTTGCAGAACACCATCACTGATTCGCCAAAGTATTTAGGCTCTGGGAATTCCCATGTAGCTGACGGGTCTTGCAATAGCAACTGGTCTACAGCCCATGTCCATGATAGGTATGTAAGCTGACCTTTCTTTTCTGTGTGTTCGTTTACGTTAATCTTGCGTAGTTCTGCGTATGTAGTCATTATCGTTTCCTGTTGTTGTTTAAGTTCGTCCATTACTTCTGCTTGAAATTGTTGTTCACTCATTTCATTAACTTCCTGCATTGTTCTTTAACTTGTTGCGGATAGTCAACGCTAATCTCAGCTAGTCTGCAATCATATTTAACTTCAATTGGTGCAAACTTACCAATGTACCAAAAGAATAATGCAGATAGAATTAGTCCACCTATTACTGAAACTATTACCGCTTTTTCTTCACTCATAGCATTGAGCCTTCCAATGCAATAATCTCATCTTCAATAGCATCCATGACACGTTTAGATAGCAGCTCCTCAATATTGATTGTGCTGTCTGTAGTCTCTACGCAATGGATTGTTACTGAGCATGTGGTAGGGCTGTCGCCTGTTCCGTATGGGTCGACCTCTATTTCGCATTCGTATATTACATCTAGCTCAATACCGAGTATCTCAAAGGTCTCTAGTGTGCCGTCTTGTATAGCCATCATCGTTTCCTCATAGTTAGTAGCAAGTCGCTACGATTCGCATAATATATATCTACCAGCTATCTGCATAATGATTTATTTTTATCAGTCTGTCAAGTTCGATAAGAATTGTTTATCGTAAACTAAATTGCAATGTAATACTATGACCTAGGGCTAGGTTATGCAGACCGAAAAGATGACTGTTCATCATCCTGCCCACATTTCAATTGAACAGGCATGAATGGGATGCCAACCTTTAGAACGAAAGGATTTGTATGCACTATTACCAACACCATATAGGTGACTATCGTAAAGATACCTCGCACCTATCATTGCTAGAGCATGGCATATATCGTCAGCTACTAGACTTATATTATCTTTCAGAGAAGCCACTAGATGCGAACGCATTGCGTTTGATATGCGCTCGCACAGAAGAAGAACAGACAATAACTTTACAATTGCTTGATGAGTTCTTTACAAAGAAAGGCAACAAGTATTACCACTCAAGATGCGACGCAGAGATTATCGCGTATCATGGTAAGAAAATCAAGGCAAAAGCTAGTGCTGAAATAAGATGGAGTAAAAACAGTAAGTTACAGGATGCGAACGCATTGCCAACGGATAGCGAAAGCAATGCTAACCATAAACCAATAACCATTAACCATAAACCATTAACCAATATAAATACATACACCGAAGATTTCGCAATCTTCTGGTCTGCATATCCTACAAAAGTAGGTAAAGATGCTGCATACAAAGCATGGAAAAAGGTTAAGCCTAGAATAGATGATGTAATGTTTGCTTTATCATGGCAACCAGAAACTGAATCATGGAGAAAAGGATTTATTCCTAATCCTGCAACGTATCTTAATCAAGGTCGCTGGAAAGATGAAGCGCCTACAGTAGAGGAGCCATTCTAATGACTGACTTAGACAAAGTACAATTTGCTCGCATGATGGCTGCACTAACGACGCTATATCAAAAGCCTGACTTTGATAAAGACACATTGCGTATATGGTTTAGTAAGTTAAAGCGCTTTGAGTTTCAGATGGTAAGCAAGTCACTAGACAAGTGGGTTGATAGCAATAAGAAGCTACCAACACCAGCCGATGTGATAGAGCTATGCAAGGCACAAGAGGTTAGAGCCTTCGATGTAGCATTGCCAAAGCCTGCACATACACCAGAGCAAGTGCAACAGAATAAAGACAGGCTAGAGAAAGAGATAGCAAAGTTAAAGCCAAAGACAGACCACAAGAAGTGGGCAAAGGATATACTGAAAGAAGCAGACAAGGGCTTATATAAATTTGATATGGGCATTAAGTTTGCTAAAGAAGCATTGGGAATTAAAGCATGAATTACTTAACGATTAGAGAACAGCAAGTGTTAGAAGTATTCCGTAAAGGGCTAAGACGCAACAAGGTACTAGCGCGAGAGCTTGGCATTACGGAACGTGTGGTAAAACATCACTTGACTAACATCTTTCGTAAGTACCAAGTGACCAATAGATATGACTTGATGAAGGTGCTACGTCACAATGCAATGGCATAGCTGGGGTAAGTATGCAATAGTCAACTTCAAATATAAAGCAGGCGATGTTGATAAAGTTATCAGAATGAAAGGCTATGCAATCTCAAAAGTTTTCGATGGCCCTTCGCCTACATATATTTTGTGGGAGCTACCTTCTAGGTGGATAGGTAAGTTCGAAAATGTTGAAGGGGCTAAATTGAAAGCTGCTGAATTAGTTAAGGCTAGTCAAAAAGAAAAAAAGAAAGGCTAACGTTAAATGTAACGCGTTAAAATAATTTCCGCGCCCCTTCACATACATTTTAAATGTCAAATATACTTTACATTTCGTGCAATTTATAAACTTTGGGTATAGGTTTCAGCAATAAATTAAACTGATTAAAAACTAAGCAATTCTAAGGGCAATATTTAACGAGTTTAATTGTTAGCCTATGCAATGACATCAATTAAAAAAGATAATGCGAAATAAGCCACCTAGCGCAATGAATAGGCACAAAAAAGCCCCAGTCAAGGGGCTAATCTGTTAATCTTCTATACTTCTGCACTAAAAGAACATGAGCCTTGCTCTTTTACTACTTTGTATATTTTCTCCCCGAGTTCTATTCGAGCCAATAGCTCAAGTTTCTGATATAGCTCTCTTTCTGTTAAATCAATTTGATAAGTTTCTTTGTAGTATTTGATTATCATTCCGTCATTGTATGAATCTCGCGTATCAAAAAAAGCATTAAGCCTTTGCTCATCTTGCCCGAGTTCTGCCCTAGCTTCACATAGACCAGCCTCGACATCTTCAAGATTGTCAACGTAATAATCTATATATGCTGGTTCTTGTTCTATTGCCCCGAAATGAGTTGCGTCATCGCTTGATTGAACACCGAACCAAAATTTGCCTTCAATGTCCCCGTTGTAATATCTACCCATGATAGTTTCATCCTTTATCGTGTTGTTTATCGTATTGGCTAAAACTAGCCCTCAAGCCCTCGCATAACA